GGCCCCTCCCTGGGCTGGGCGCCGCTGAACTGCGTCTCGGTCTGCCGCGCCGTGCTCGGCCCGCACGCGCCGCGCGCCTGGACCCCCTACGGGTTGCATCGGGCGCTCATGTTTCGCCTCGAGTATAGGAAAAAATACTTGACCACCGGCGCTGCCGCCCGCTAGACAGGCTTCGTCAACGGGCGAACTGCGTCCGCTGGCACCCTCCTCTCCGCGCCTTGCGGCGGGCCGTCCCCCCGGGCGGGGCGCCCAGCCCAGGGAGGGGCCCACCCGAACCGACAGGAGAACCGCGCGCATGGGAGGCTTGTTCCGTGCCCCGAAGCCCATCGTGGTGCCCGCGCCCACGCCCCCGCCCGCCCCTGAGCCGGTCATCCCCGCCGTCGCCGACACCACGGCCGAGCAGGGGCGCATCGAGGCGCGGCAGCGCGCGCGCCAGGGCCTCGCGGGCACCATTGCCACCTCCGCCCGCGGGGTGCTGGCGCCCCTGCCGCTCGCGGTCACGCGCAAGTCGCTGCTGGGCGAGTGACGGCCATGACCCCCCGCCAGATCCTCGACCGCCACCGCCACGCCCAGGACCAGCGCCGCACGCTGGAGGCCATCTGGTCCGACGCCTACGCCCATGTGCTGCCCCGCCCGCACGAGGCGACCGCGCTGTTCGACGCCACCGCCGCCGACGCGGCCGAGCAGCTCGCCGCCTCGCTGCTGGCGGAGCTGACGCCGCCCTGGTCGCGCTGGTTCGGCCTCGCCCCCGCGCGCGACCTCGCGGAGACGCCCGGCGGCCAGGCCGCGGCCTATGCGCTGGAGGGCACGGCGGCCGTGCTGCAATCCCAGCTCGACCGCTCGAACTTCGCCGTCGAGATGCACCAGGCCTTCCTCGACCTCGTCATCACCGGCACCGGCGTGCTGCTCGTGGAGGAGGCGCCGCCGGGCGAGACCTCCGCCCTGCGCTTCACCGCCGTGCCGGTGCGCCAGGCCGTGATGGAGGAGGGTCCGTCGGGCCGCCTCGATCACGTCTACCGCGAAAGCGCGCTGACGCTGGCCGACATCCGGCGCCGCTTCCCCTTCGCCGAGCTGCCCCCCGCGCTGGACCGCATCAAGGAGGAGGAGGGCCACCCGCCGCTGCGGCTGGTCGAGGCGGTGTGGCCCGACCGCTTCGGCCACCGCTACGCCGCCGTGCTCGACCCGGGCACCGGGCTCGAGCCCGTCCTGCTCGCGCAGGGGGGCTTTGCCGACCCGCCCTACATCGCCTTCCGCTGGCTGAAGGCCCCGGGCGAGGTCTATGGCCGCGGCCCGGTGGTGAAGGCGCTGCCCGACATCCGCACCGCGAACCGCGTGGTGGAACTGGTGCTGAAGAACGCCTCCATCGCCGTCACCGGCATCTGGCAGGCGGAGGATGACGGGGTGCTGAACCCCGCCACCGTGCAGCTCGTCCCCGGCGCCATCATCCCGCGCGCGCCGGGCAGCGCGGGCCTCACGCCGCTGGCCGCCCCCGGCAATTTCGACGTCTCCCAGCTCATGCTGAACGAGCTGCGCGCGCGCATCCGCCAGGCGCTGCTGGTGGACCGCCTCGGCACCCCGCGCGAGGCGCGCATGACGGCCACCGAGGTGCTGGAGCGCAGCGCCGAGACCTCGCGCCTGCTGGGCGCCACCTATGGCCGCCTGCAGTCGGAGCTGCTGACGCCGCTGGTGGCGCGCTGCCTCTCCATCCTCGCGCGGCGCGGCGAGGTGCCGCCCGTGCTGCTGGACGAGGGCCGCGTGGCGCTGCGCTACGAAAGCCCGTTGGCCCGCGTGCAGGGCCGCGCCGACGCGGCGAACACGCTGCTCTTCCTCGAGGCCGTCGGAAAGATGGGCAGCGAGGCGCGCGAGCAGGTGGACGCCGCGGCCGCCGCCCGCTGGCTGGCGCGCACCCTGGGCGCGCCCGCCGAAATCCTGATCCCGACCCCCGTGGAGTGAAGCCCGCCATGCAAGACAGCCTGCTGGACGCCGCCATCGCGGCCCCCGCCGACGCCCCCAGCGGTTCGAAGCCGCGCCCGGGCGAGGTGCCCGAGAAGTTCTGGGACAGCGAGCGCGGCGAGCTGCGCGTGGACGCGCTGCTGAAGAGCTACCGCGAGCTGGAGCGCCGCCTGTCGCAGCGCCTCGCCCCGCCGGGCCCCGACGCCGACCCCGAGGACATCCGCCGCTGGCGCGAGGCGCACGACATCCCCGACGCGCCCGACCTCTACGAGATCGAGATCCGCCACGAGCTGGCCTCGCCCGATGACGAGGTGAACCGCCGCCTCTACGAGGCGGGCTTCTCGCGCCAGCAGGTGCAGCTGGTCTACGACCTGGCGGCGGAGCGGCTGCTGCCGCTGATCGCGGAGGCCGCGCAGCAGTTCGAGGCGCAGCGCCAGCTCGAGAAGCTGCACGCGCGCTATGGCGGGCCGGAGCGCTTCCGCCGCGTGGCGGCGCAGCTTTCCGCCTGGGGGCGCGCGAACCTGCCCGGCGCGGTCTTCGAGGCGCTCTCCACCACGGAGGAGGGCGTGCTGGCGCTGGAGCGAATGATGCAGGGGCACGAGCCGCCCATGCAGCGCGACGCCGAGCCCGCGCCGCCCGAGGACGAGGCCGAGCTGCGCCGGATGATGCGCGACCCGCGCTACTGGCGCACGCGCGAGCCGGAGATCGTGAAGCGCGTCTCCGAGGGCTTCCGCCGCCTGGTCGGCGGCTGATTCACGCCTTCGGGGCCACCAAAGGCGATCAGACGACCATGCCACGCGGCTGATTCACGCCTTCGGGGCCACCGAAGGCGATCAGACGACTATGCCGCGCGGCTGATTCACGCCTTCGGGGCCACCGAAGGCGATCAGACGCTGATCGGCGGGGCCGCGTGCGACCCCCCGGGGGACCGACCCCCGCGCACCGCCCCGCCCTTGGCCGCCCCTCCCCGCATCGCGGGTGAGCGCGGGCGGCCCGCGCCTCTCCCCGGCCGCGGCGGGCGCACCCCTTCCGCCGCGCAGAACCTGCGACGCATGCGCGCGGCGCGGGCGCGACCGCGTGCCCCCGAGCGGCCAACACGCGCCACGCCCTTCCCACATCCGAGACAGGAGAACCCCTGTGACCCAGACGATCGACCAGGCCTTCGTCAAGCAGTTCGAGGCCGAGGTGCACGAGGCCTACCAGCGCCAGGGCAGCAAGCTGCGCCCCACCGTGCGCAGCAAGGGGAATGTGAAGGGCGCCAGCACGGCCTTCCAGCGCGTCGGCCGCGGCGTCGCCTCCGCCAAGGCGCGCAACGGCGTGGTGCCGGTGATGAACCTCACCTACTCCACCGTCGAGTGCTTCCTGCAGGACCACTATGCGGGCGAGTGGATCGACAAGCTCGACGAGCTCAAGACCAACATCAACGAGCTGCAGGTGCTGGCCAATGCCGGCGCCTATGCGCTGGGCCGCAAGACGGACGAGCTGATCATCGCCGCCCTCGACACCGCCACGCGGGAGGCGCTGGGCACCCAGGCCGGCCAGACCGACAATGACGGGCTGACGCGCAGCAAGATCCTGCTGGCCTTCGAGATGATGGGCGAGGCCGACGTCCCGGACGACAGCCAGCGCTACGCCGTGGTCGGCTGGAAGCAGTGGAGCGAGCTGCTGACCATCAGCGAATTCGCGAACTCCGCCTTCGTGGGCGAGGACGACCTGCCCTGGAAGGGCAGCCAGGCGAAGCGCTGGCTGGGCGCCACCTGGATCCCGCACAGCGGCCTGACCCGGGTGGGCGAGCTGCGCTACTGCTACTTCTACCACCGCACCAGCGTGGCCCACGCCTCCGCGCAGGAGGTCGTCACCGACGTCACCTGGCACGGCGACCGCGCGGCGCATTTCGTGAACAGCATGATGAGCCAGGGCGCCGTGCTGGTGGACGACAGCGGCGTGGTCCGCATGCGCTGCCGCGAAGCGGCGTGAGGCCCCGCGTCCGATCGGCTCCGGTGGCAACACCGGAGACGTGAATCGGCCGCGCAGCAAACCCCGCCGGCCCCCCGCGGGCCGGCGGCCCTTCCCCCTTCACCGGAGTGACACGCGATGGCGCTGACCGCCCTCGAACTCTGCTCGCGCGCCCTGCTGCGCCTGGGCGCGCAGACCATCGCCAGCTTCGACGAAGGCACGGGCGAGGCCGAGGTCGCGGCCGGGCTCTACGAGGGCGTGCGGGACGCGCTGCTCTCCTCGCACCCCTGGAGCTTCGCCACGGGCCAATCAAGCCTGCCGCGCTTGTCGGCCACGCCCACGGCCGATTTCCGCCACGCCTTCCAGCTTCCGGCGGGCTTCCTGCGCGCCCTCTCGGCCGGCGGGACCGGCATGGGGCGCGGCCTTGACTACCGCCTGCTCGAGGACCGGCTGCATTGCGACGCCGATCAGGTGACGCTGACCTACATCTTCCGCCCGCACGAGAGCGCCTTCCCAGCCTTCTTCGCCGCCGCCCTGGTCGCGCGCCTCTCGGCCGAGTTCTGCATCCCGCTGACCGAGAGCACCACGCGCGCGCAGATGCTGTTCGGCCAGGCCGAGGCGGAGCTGCGCCAGGCCCGCCGCGCCGACAGCCAGCAGGCCAGCCCGCGCGCCCTGCAGGGCTTCCCGCTCATCCAGGCGCGGGGGTGAGGCGATGGCGGAGCTGCGTCAGGTCAAGACCAACTTCACCGCGGGCGAGCTTTCGCCCGAGATGCTGGGCCGCGCCGACCTGCGCGCCTATGCCAACGGCGCGAAGCGGCTGCGCAACGTCTTCATCCAGCCCACGGGCGGCATCACGCGCCGCCCCGGGCTGCGCCATGTGGCGACGCTGCCCGGCCCCGCGCGCCTCGTCGCCTTCGAGTTCAACACCGAGCAGGCCTACCTGCTCGCGCTCAGCCACAACGCCTTCCGCGTCTGGCTCGGCGACGCGATGGTTGCGCAGGGTGCCGGACCCTGGACCGAGGCCATGCTGCCGCAGCTCGGCTTCACGCAGTCCGCCGATACGTTGCTGCTCTGCCACCCGGACCTGCCGCCGCAGCGCATCACCCGCACCAGCCACACGGAATGGACGGTGGCGGGCTGGGAATGGAAGGTGGTGCCGGCCTACCGCTTCGCGCCGGCCGATGTCACGCTCACGCCCGACGCCGTCTCGGGCACGGTGACACTGACCGCCTCTGCCCCCGTCTTCGCGCCGCAGCACCAGGGCACGACCCTGCGCTTCCGCGGCCAGTCGGGCGTCGTCGGCGCGGTGCAGGGCCCCACGCAGATCAGCTGGAACCCGGCCCAGCCGCTGCCCGACACCGCCACGAGCGAGGACTGGGAGGAGGCCGCCTTCAGCACGCTGCGCGGCTGGCCCGTCAGCTGCTGCTTCCACCAGGACCGCCTCGTCCTGGGCGGCTCGCGCGAGCTGCCCAACCGGCTCTGGCTCTCGCGCTCGGGGCTGATCTTCGACTTCGACCGCGGCCGCGGCCTGGACGACGAGGCGATCGAGTTCGGCCTCGTCTCCGACCAGGTGAACGCCATCCGCGCCGTCTTCTCGGGCCGCCACCTGCAGGTCTTCACCACGGGCGGCGAGTGGATGGTGACGGGCGATCCGCTGACGCCCTCCTCCATCCAGCTCAACCGGCAGACCCGCATCGGCAGCAGCGCGGCACGCATCGTGCAGCCGGTGGACGTGGACGGCAGCACCATCTTCGCCGCGCGCAGCGGCGCGGCGATCCACGAGTTCGCCTACACCGACGTGCAGCAGGCCTACCAGGCGAACGACCTCGCCCTCGTGGCCGCGCACCTGATCCGCACGCCGGTGGCCATGGCCTATGACCAGGCGCGGCGCCTGCTGCACGTCGTGATGGAGGATGGCGGCATGGCCACCCTCACCCTGTTCCGTGCCGAGCAGGTCACGGCCTGGACGGGCCAGACGACCGAGGGCGCCTTCCGCGGCGTGGCCGAGGTGGAGGGCCGCGTCTTCTGCCTGGTGGAGCGCGACGGCACCCACCGGCTGGAGCGTTTCGACCCGGCGATGCAGCTCGACGCCGCGCTGGAGGGCAGCGCCACCGCCCCGCGCGCCACCTGGACGGGCCTCGAGCACTTGGCCGGCCAGCAGGTCGGCGTGCTCGCCGATGCTGCGCCGCGCGAGAACGCCGTGGTGGCGGGCGGTGCCGTGACGCTCGACCCGCCCGCGCTCTCGGTGCAGGTGGGCCTGCGCTACGCCCATGAGGTGGAGCCGCTGCCGCCCGACCTCGGCACCGGCATCGGCGCGCATCTGCCGCTGCGCCTTGTGGCGGTGGGCTTCCGCCTGCTGGAGACGCAGTCGCTCCAGGTGGATTTGGGCCGCGGGCCGCGACCCGTGCCCTTCCGCCGTTTCGACACGCCGCTGCTCGACGCGCCGCCGCCGCGCTTCACGGGCGATGCGCGGCTCGCGGCGCTCGGCTGGTCGCGCGACGCGCTGCGGCCGCTCTGGCGCATCACGGGCGACGCGCCGCTGGCCTTCACCCTGCTCTCCGTCACCACCGACATGAGGATGAACGCCTGATGGCTGCCCTTTCCTCCCTCGCGACCCTCGCCTCGACGGGTGTCGGGCTCTACGCCCAGCAGCAGTCGCAGGCCCGGGCGCGCGTCCAGCAGCGCGCCCAGGTGGAGATCCAGCAGCAGGCCGAGGCGTCGCGCCAGCAGCAGCTTCTCCTGCAGCAGCAGGCCGAGGCGCGCGCGCGCAGCGACCGCCTGGCCCGCACCCTCGCCTCCACCCGCGCGCGCCTCGCCGCCGGCGGGCTTTCGGTGGATGACGGCTCGGCCGCCACCGTCCAGCAGGGGCTGCGCGCCGATGCCGCCGCCGGCCAGCAGGACAGCGACGACCTCTTCCGCGCGCGGCTCGCCTCGGGCCGCGCTTCCCTGCTCAACCCCGACGGCTCGCTCACCACGGTGACCTCGCTGCTGCGCGCCCTGCCCAGCTTCGGGACCGCCGTCCGCAGCCTGCTCGATTGAGGAGCCACGCCATGTCCGAGCATATCCGCATCGGCGACCTCGCGCCGCGCGTGCATTACGTGGCGGATGGGGTGCAGACCGAATTTACCTACCCCTTCCCCATTTTCGAGCCGCGCGACATCCAGGTGCTGCGCGACGGCATCCCGGCCCCGTCGGGCTTCACCGTGGAGGGGGCGGGCGCGTCGGAGGGCGGCACTGTCCGCTTCGGCGCGGCCCCGGCCGCGGGCACGCAGCTCGCCATCCTGCGCCGCGTGACCATTGACCGCACCTCCGACTTCCAGCCCAACGGGCTGCTGCGCGCGGTCACGCTCAATGACGAGCTGGACCGCCAGGTGGCCGGGCTGCAGGAGGTGCGCGACGACGTCAGCACCGGGCTGCGCGTGGGGCTGGGCGAGGCACCCACCGGCCTCGTCCTGCCGCCGCGCGCCGCGCGCGCCGACCGCCTGCTCGGCTTCGACGCGCTCGGCAACGTCACCGCCTTTCCGCGCACCGGCGTCCTCGCCGCCGTCTATCCCGACGCCATCCCGCGCAGCGTCGAGGACAAGCTCTCCGAGGCGCTGACCGCGCGCGATTTCGGCGCGATGGGCGACGGCGTGAGCGATGACGGCCCGGCGCTGCAGGCCGCGATGAACGCCGCCGCCGCCGCCTCGCGCCACCTCGTCATCGGCGAGGGGAGTTTCCGCACCACCATGCCGCTGGTGCTGCCCGGCGCCGCCGTGGGCCTGACCATGCATGGCAGCCTGCTCTATGCCGGGCCCGCCGGGCAGCCCGCGCTGACGCTGGGCGACGGCGACGCCGCGCGCAACGCGGCCAAGCTCTACCAGGGGTTGCGCGTACTTCGGGCCGCCATCAGCGACTGGGAGGACGAGGGCGACATCGGCCTGCTGCTGCGCAACCTCGACGCCAGCACGGTGGAGGTGCGCCAGGTCGAGGGCTTCACCATCGGCATCCGCACGCTCGGCGTGGAGCGCGGCTTCGAGGACAGCCAGATCTTCCTCGGCCGCCTCGTGAACAACAAGATCGGCCTCGACATCCACACCCTCACCGCGGCCGCGTGGAACACCTCCGTGCGCTACCATGGCGGGCATTTCGCCATCGCGAGCAGCCTGCACCCGGAGAAGGACCGCTTCGGCGTGCGCCTCTCGGCCGCGCCCGGCGCCTACATCGCGCACAACCGCCACGTCTTCTTCGGCCCGGCCTTCGAGCTGCAGGCGGAGGGGCGGCCCATCCTGGGCATTCCCTTCCTCTCCGAGGTCAGCAGCCGCGCCGTGCTGGCCTATGCGCTGCGGATGGAGGGCTGCTCGCCCTTCGTCGCGCGGCACACCGCCTCCGCGCAGGACCATGTCTACGAGGTGGCCTGGGCCAGCCAGGGCTATGGGGTGGACATTGACTACGCGCCCGGCGCCACGCGCGTGGGGGGCGTGGTGCGCGCCCTGCACCAGGCCGCGGCGCACCGCGAGTTCACGCGCCAGGTGGCGATGGTGCCCAGCCTGCGCGCCGCCGCCTTCCGCTGGAGCGCCACGCAGACGGGCTTCGACCAGCTGGCCTGCCTCTCCAGCAATGTGGGCGGGACGCCGAGCACGCTGGCACACTTCGCCTTCCCCGGGCTCGACGCCTATGCGCTGGGCGCCGAGGGCGTGACGCTGCAGGGCGGCCGCGGCCTCGGCTTTGTGGTGGATGCGCGGCGCGCGAAGGAATTCGCGCTGGCGGTGGACGCCGACAGCCCGCGCCTTGTCGTGCAGTGCTTCGACGCGGCGATGAACCTGCTGACCGAGGCGAACGGGGCGCTGGTGCGCGCCTCCGGCCAGTCGCTCGTGTGGAACGGGACGGCGCGGTGGTGGCAGGGCTCGACCGACCTCAGCGACGCGAACCTCACGCGGCTGCAGGTGGTGCGGCTCGAGCCTTCGGTCGCCTATGCCATCATCGGCGTGGCGCGCATCGGCGCCGACTACGAGGTGCGCGCCATGGGCCTCGCCTGCGACCCCGCGCATTCGCCCGGCCTGCTCTACGGCCTGCCCGGGCTGCCGCACGGCGCGCGGCAGCTCCGCGCCGAGCAGGCCCATGAGGGCGGCACCTTCGGCGCGAACAGCACGGCGCAGGTGAACCTGCCGCTGCCCGGCGCGCGGCCGGGCGACTTCGTGCAGGCGGCCTACAGCCTCTCCACCTCCGCGATCGTCTTCCTGGCGCAGATCGGCGCGCAGGACCTGGTGACGGTGACGATGTGGAACCGCTCGGCCGGCAGCGTCACGCTGAACCCGGGCACGGTGCGCGTGCGCGCGGTGAAGTCGTGAGGCGGCGCCGCCCCACGGCGCCCCAGGTGCCGCTGGAGGATGCGGTGGCCGAGGTGACGGCCGACTACCTGGCTTTCCTGCGCGCCCCGCGCAACGCCGAGCCCGAGGACGCCAAGGCCTTCGCCGCCCGCCACGCGGCGGCCAAGACCGCGCTGTCGCACATCGAGCAGATCATGAAGCTTGCCGCCACGGAGCCCGGCGAGGCGGCGGCCGAGACCGACACGCTGTTGCACGAGGCGCGCTGCCAGATGGACCAGGACCCCGCGAGCAGGGAGGGAACCGACGAGGATGGAGAAGCCGGCTGACCTGCTGGAATTCGCCTGGCTGTGGAACCGCCAGCAGGATCTGCACACGCCCGCGCTGCACCGGCGCATCCTGCTCTGGCTGGAGGGGCAGACGGCGCGCCGCCTGCTGCTGATGGCCTTCCGCGGCTGCGGCAAGTCCACGCTGGTGGGGCTGCTCTGCGCCTGGTCGCTCTACCGCCGGCCCGAACTGCGCATCATGGTGCTGGCGGCCGAGCAGTCCCTGGCCGCGCGCATGGTGGCGCATGTGCGGCGCATCCTGGAGCGCCACCCGCTCTGCCGCCCACTGCTGCCCGAGGAGGGCGAGGCCTGGGCGACGGACCGCTTCACGGTGGCGCGCCCCGCCTCGCTGCGCGACCCCTCCATGTTCGCGCAGGGGCTGCAGGGCAACATCACCGGCGCGCGCGCCGACCTCATCATCTGCGACGACGTGGAGGTGCCGGGCAATTGCGACACGCCCGGCAAGCGGCTGGAGCTGCGCGAACGCCTGGCCGAGACGGAGTTCATCCTGACGCCGGGCGGGACCATCCTCTACGTCGGCACCCCGCACACGGAGGAAAGCCTCTACCGCCTGGGCGACGCCTTCCTGCGCGGCTACCGCCGGCTCGAGCTGCCCATCCTCGACGCGCAGGGCCACAGCGCCTGGCCCGAGCGCTTTCCCGACGCGGCGATCGAGGCGCTGCGGCGGCGGGTGGGCCCGGTGCATTTCGCGCGGCAGATGCTGCTGCAGCCGGTGCCGGCCGCGGCGGCGCGCCTCGATCCCGGCCTGCTCGTGCGCTACGCCGAGGAGACGGAGTACCACGAGGCGCAGGGCCGGCCGCAGCTCTGGCTGCTCGGCCGCCGCATGGTCTCGGGCGGCGGCTTCTGGGACCCCGCCTTCGGGCGGGAGCAGGGGGGCGACGGCTCGGTGCTGGCCGCCACCTACATGGATGGCGAAAGCCACCACTTCATCCACCGCGTCGAGTGGATCACCCAGCGTCCCGGCGCGCCGGAGGACCCGGCCACGCAGCAATGCCGGCAGGTGGCCGCCCTGGCCCGCATGCTGCACCTGCCCGTGGTCCGGGTGGAGACGAACGGCCTCGGCCGCTTCCTGCCCGCGCTGCTGCGGCGCGAGGTGGCGCGCGAGGGCGCGGCCTGCCAGGTGCTGGAACATGCGAGCCACCGCCCCAAGGCGGAGCGCATCCTGGCCGCCTTCGACCCGCTGCTCGCCGCGCGGCGCCTCTTCGCGCACGAGGCCGTGCTGGCCTCGGCCTTCGCGCGGGAAATGGCGGAGTGGCGGCCCGACGCGAAGGGCGCGCGCGACGACGCGCTGGACGCGGTGGCGGGCGCCATCCTGGCCGAGCCGGTGCGGATGCCGCCCCTGCCGCCGCAGCCGCGCGGGCCGAGCTGGCGGGGCTGAACTCCTGGGTCGCGCGATTCACCGCTTCGGCGATGCCGCCTCCGCCGATCGCGCCCTACGCCCTCCGCCGCTTCAGGATTTCCGCCGCGTGGCGCTCCCGCCCCGCAGCGGTGATGGCGAAGCGGCCGTCAGGGCCCGCCTCGGCCAGGCCCATGCCCGAGAGGCGCCGCAGGCAGGGCTCGTCCGCGAGGCCAGGCGGGCGGCCATGCGGCCCCACCAGCGTCAGCCGGTGCAGCGCCGAGCGGCAGCAGGTCTCGAGATACGGCTCGTTCCACATCGCGTCTTCACCACACCCCTCCCCGGGGCCCGCCCCGTTGTGGGGTGGCCCCGTGCCGACCGCAAGGAGATGTTCATGAACATCCTCGACCTGGAGCCGCAGCTGCTGCTCCGCCTGGCAGAGGCGCCGGTCTCGGTGCTGCTGCTGTGGCTCGTGCTGGGCATCAAGCGCGACCTCGATCGGCGCATCGAGCGCGGCGACCGGCGGGAGATGGACGGCCTGGCCCGCACCCGCCAGGACCTGACCGACTTCAAGCTGGAGGTGGCGCGGACCTATGTGCCGCTCTCGCTGATCCGCGACGTGGACCAGCGGCTGAGCGAACAGCTGCTGCGCATCGAGGAGAAGCTGGAGGAGCTGCGCCGCGAGGGGGGTCGCGGCCGATGA